AAAGCACGTGTAGCCGAAATCGATTCGCTCTCACAAGACTACAACAAGAAAGTAGCAGAAAGAGACAAAATATTAATGCAAGCCGAAGAGAATTCTACAGGCATGCTCTCCAATGCCCTGGACGCTAGACTAAATAAGATAAAACAGAACTATGCGATTGAGCTCAATCAGATGTCCTCGAATATTAATTCTAAAGCTGCTACCATGCAGGCCTTAGAAGGAAACTTCAATTCCGCCCAAGACTTCATCCGCCAAGCGGTGCAAGACTCTGTATCTGACACTAAGTACAAACTCGATACCCTAATGACTTTCTACCAGATGAATCAGGATTCAATCGATCGGTTGGATAATAAATACCAAGATGCATTAAAAACAAGTATCACCCTAGCCAGGGACCAATATGACCAATCCTTGTCCACTAAGAATACCATTGGGCAGTTGATTTTAAATTATCCTAAGGCGGGGATAACAATGAATGACACTATAGAACAAGCCTATCAGAAGGCAGGAGTAATGGCACAGACTACGCCGACGGGAGGTGGAACTTCGGGAAGCGGTACAACCAGTGGAGGATACAAGTTTACCAGTACGCAGTTAAATAAAGGTGCCGCTACGGCTGGGATGGATCTATCTTCTTTTAAATCTTTGGATCCTGATGTTCAAAACTATTACATTAGTGCTTCAAAAAGTGCACTAGATGCAATGCTACAAGCGGTTCAGAAAGGTGACACTGCATTGATAGATTCAAGTAGTCTCGCACCCGCGGTTAAAGAGTATTTTAAATCACGAATCACAACCTCGACAAATACTTCTTCCGGTGGTGGTTTCTCCTGGAGTAATATATGGACAAGTATTAAAGACATATTTAATTAATGAATCCATTAAACATTTCCAATCCATTAAATATAGAAGAACCATTTGCCAATACTAATTTTGGTATTGGGGTAAACACTGTTTTAGGATTACCTAGAGCAACCCTTAGTATAGGCAAAAGCATACTTGGATTCTTGAATAAAGAATTCCCAGGAGTAACTCAAGTTGTGCATGGAATAAAAACCGGAGATTGGAAACCATATATTTCAGGATTTAAAGGAAGTCCGCTTAGTAGGCTAAAAGATCCAAAAAATGTCCTGGATCTTACTATGGGTTTTATCGATCCTGCATCTGGCGAATCAAAAGTATTAAAGACTGCAATTAAAGATACCTTAGAAAACTTCTTTATCAAAGAAACGAAACCAAAAGTTATTAAATCTGTTTTAGAAGAATTGGGCCATCCCGCAAATGCGATAGAAGATGCTGCTAAAAGGCTAGCCAAGGCCAAGGATGCCAAAGCAGTTCAAGCAATACTCAACCCTACTCCAATAGATGTCCTTACCTCTGCAATCAGAGAATCAAAACCTCTCCGGGGAGAAATTGAGAAGTTACAAACAATCGAGAGATCTAAGAGATTTGCGAGTGCTTCGCAAGCTCAATCTAGTGTGGGAGGAGAACAAGGATATTTTGCTGGCCTCTCTAAATTAAAAGGAGCATTAATAGAAAAACTACCTGAATTTACTCCACCTCGAAGTACATTACCTAAAGAGGGAATTGATGCTCTATTTACCGCTGTTCAAAAGAATCCAGTTATAACATTTGGAGAAAAACTTACTGGTCAGAAAGGGTTAAAAAAACTTTTAGACGGCCACGTCCCGGTGCCTAGTGAACTCAAAGTTTTAGAAGAAGTATTTGGTTCCGATGTAGTAAAAGCTATTTATGACAAACGACCTTTAAGTGAAAAGATTTGGAACCTTGCTGGAGAAATTGTAGCTGACTTGCCGAGAGCATTAAAAACTACATTAGATATGTCAGCTACACTACGCCAAGGGGCACTTTTTACAGTCCGACACCCTATTAGGTCTACTGAATCATTTGCTAAATCTTTCAAATCCATGCTCTCCAACAATTATTTTGAGAAGGCACTGGGGGAAATGAAGACGAGCCCGGAATATTTGGTAGCTAAAGATGCGGGATTAAGACTGTCTGACCCTACAAAAATATTCGGAGATAGAGAAGAGTTCTTCCTAAGTAATCTTGCAGAAAAGATTCCTGTGATTGGCAGTATTGTCAAAGGTTCTAATCGTGCCTATACTGGATTTTTAAATAATCTTCGATTTACTGTATTTAATGACTTAGCTCAATCGATGAGTGTTCTGGGCGAGCCGTCTCAAAAGAATTTAAAATCTTTAGCTGATTTTGTTAATACGGCTACCGGTTCGGGGGGATTATATAGCCTAGAAAAACATGCCTCTCTTTTTAATAAAGTCATGTTTGCTCCTAGATATGTAATGTCCCGAGTCCAGTTCATGAATCCATATTGGTATGCAAAACAACCACAATTTGTGAGAAAGGAGGCACTAAAAACTTTTGGAACTTTTTTGGGAACGGTAAGTTCAGTGATTTCTTTAGTCAAGCTAGGAGGCGCAGATGTAGAACTCGATCCTAGATCTTCAAATTTTGGAAAGATGAAATCAGGAAATACTTACTTCGATTTAACCGCTGGTTTCGGACAGTATGTAAGATTATTTTCACAATTATTGACAGGAGAAAAGATTACACAATCAGGAAATTTACAAAAATTTGGCGATAAAGGTCCATATAGCGAAACAAGAGCTGACGCAGTCGGGCGAGTTTTAAGAGGGAAACTGGCTCCCGCATGGGCTTCTTTATTTAATCTAGCCGCGGGTGAGAATGTGGTAGGAGAACCAGTTACGCTTTCCTCAGAATTATTAGATCAAGTTATACCACTTTATGCAGGGGATTTAGTTGATGCAATAAACGACAGGGGGGCAGAAGCATTATTCCAAGTAGGCCTTCCTTCATTCTTTGGAGTACAGACGAATACTTTTAAAGAGAAAATTACAAGTAACCCGCTTAATTTGTAAGGTTATGTTTTTCACGATACACCGCAGCCAAAAGCCCAATTATAAATCCTACCAATATACCCATAAGAAAATGTTCCATTCCTCAATATTGTTCTCGGCCCCATTAAAAGTCAATTAAAGTTATCCACATGGAAATAAAAGATTTTAAAAAAATAGGACGGTTATTAAAGCAAATATACGAAGAACTGGAGACCCAAGCTCTAAAAGAGGGGGTTAATTTACTCTCCCCAGAATACGAAGAGCTTGTAAATAAGGCACGTTTAGCTGTCTTAGAGAAAGCAGGCTTTACCTTAGAGGAGTACAGGACGATCAAAGAACAAGTGTCAGGTATAGATAAGGCTGGGACTCTAGGCGTGATGCAAGATACCCAGAAAAAACTAGACGCCACGCTTTCCACTATAAAAGAAGTCCAGGATAGACACATACCTACGAAAGAAGAGATCACCGCTATTGCCCGAGAGGTAGCCAAGGAATTCATCAAACCTCCTGAGATCATCAATAAGATCGTAGACCGCGTAACAATCGAGAAACCTCAGATCATTAAAGAGACGGTAAAAGTACGCGAGGAGTACGACGCCACGCCGCTTAAAAAGGAATTACAAAACCTGGAGAAAAAAGTAGAGTCTATTCCTCCACTGCCCGATTTAAAGAAATTCCGAGAAGAAATCACAAACGAATTCTCTGAAAATTTTGAAAACAATATTAACGCGTTAGGCATGCTCGACTTCCGTAAAATGGGTATGGGCTTAAGACAAGACATAGATGAAAGAGTTATTGGTTCTAGTGATAATCGAACTGTGCCTAAATTAACTGTTGGGTATACTGCCCCAACTAATCCCAAACTGTACGATTTGTGGTATGACCTAAATTAAATGCTATCAGTTATAATCCCCAGTTACAAAGATCCGCTTCTCCACAAAACGGTGGATTCCTTACTGGAGAATGCTCAAGGCGAAATTGAGATCATAGTTGTCTTAGATGGTTACTGGCCGGATACCCCACTTAAGTCTGACCCTCGGATTAAGATAGTTCACCATGGTAAATCCAAAGGGATGCGTAATGCCATCAACGCTGGGGTATCAGTTTCTAAAGGGGAATATATTATGCGCACCGATGAACACTGTATGTTCGGGACTGGTTTTGACCGAATCTTAACCCAAGCGTGTCAGCCTAATTGGATCATCACCGCCAAGCGTTACTTCCTTGACCCCGTAAAATGGGCAGTTATGGACACCCCCCCCGTGTCTTACGAACGGCTTGTAGTTCAATCAGTTGAAGACTTGCGCAAGTTTACAGGTATGCCGACTGAGACTACCCAAACCGGCTTAATCGAATCCCAGGCCATGCAGGGTAGTATGTGGCTCATGCCCCGCGCCTGGTGGGACAAAGTAATTGTCGGACTCCAGTCAGAGGGTTACGGGACTCATCTCCAAGACTCACATGAAATGGTGTTTAAGACCTGGCAAGCTGGTGGCAAGCTAATGATTAACACAGACACTTGGTTTGCGCATAAGCATGTAAGTTTTCCCCGCACCCACAACTACGGTGGGGAAGAAGCCAAGCAAGCAGTTAAATATTCCTACGAAACTTGGAAAGATTATTATCAAGAACTCAAACAACAATGGAAACAGTCTCAATAATAATCCCTGCCAATAATGATAAATACTTAAACCTAACTATTGCGGACTTAAAATCGAAAGCGGGGGGGAGTATCGAAATTATTGTGGTCTTAGATGGCGCAGATGCCGAACGATTAGAAGGGGTAACTTATATCTATTTCCCGCAAAACAAAGGCATGCGTTACGCTATCAATGCCGGGGTGGCTATTGCAAAAGGTAAATACATTATGAAAATAGATGCCCACTGTATCGTGGCCCCCGGGTTTGATCTTCAGTTAATAAAAGACCATCAAGATAACTGGATTCAAATCCCTAGAAGGTACAAACTAATGCAGTTAGACTGGACGGTAAACTTTACGGATTGGATTGATTACGAATACTATATCTTCCCACCCAAATATCCGACGACCTCCCTCCACGGTTTCCGCTGGTATCAAAGAGCCAATGAACGGAAAGATGTACTACTCGACGATACTCTGACCTTCCAAGGCTCTTTTTGGTTCATGACTCGTACTCACTGGGATAGAAATAATTTCATGCAAGACGAAGGCTATAATCAACTGCATGCCCAAGAAGCGGCTTACCTAGGCAACACAACTTGGTTCACTGGCGGTAGAGTAGTGGTGAATAAAAATACCTGGTACGCCCACTGGCACAAAAAGAAGCAAGATGGGCGCGGCTACCATATGAATGACGTACTCAGACGGGAATGTTACAAGTACTCCTATAAACATTGGGTCACTGATAACAAGGAAAACTTTATCAAATTGGTCGAGAAATTCTGGCCCCTACCTAACTGGCCAGCCAACTGGCAAGAAAGATTATGGAAGAATTAGAACAAAAAATAGAACAAGCTTGCTTGCCTCACCTAGGAAAACCAATTGCTCTATCTGGGGGTGTGGACTCTAGTCTCTTGGCTTGTCTACTCAAACCTAAATTTGTCATTTCAGTAGAACTGCCTGGGGGAGATAAATATAACGAAATCGAATGGGCGAAGAAAGTAGCGACGGAACGTAAGTTGGAACACATCATTGTTACTCCAGACGAATTTAAGTTTGATGAGTACTGTACCATTGCAGTTAAAGCTATCGGCCGTCCTATACCTCACTTCAATATCTTCCCACTATTCTGTATGTACCAGCGACTATTTCAGATGGGAGTGAAAGAAATTGTACTCGGAGACGGCCCGGACGAAACTATGTGTGGCTATGCCCGAGACCTAATTACTTATCATCTGTATAACATATATGAGATAGAAGCCTTCAAGAATTACAAAGAGTTGATCGACAAGATCCTCCCACCTTTACCTAAGACAATTAAAAAACTCACGGGTATAAAAACCAAAACAATGTTGGAAGCAGAACTCTTAATGCGTAAAGACATGGACGATATGTCAGACGGTATCGCGGCTCACTTTGGAATTAAGAATATCCGACCTTACCAGGATAACAAAGAGCTAGACGATTACATGCGCAACCTGTCTATCGAACAAAAAATTCAAGGCGAGTATGGTAAATGGACCTTACGACAGATTCTAGCGCAGTATCTCCCTGAAGTGGCGGATCGTAAGAAGAAAGTAGGTGGACCCGTCTATCCGGTGAATAAATTAAAAGGTTGGTTGGCCAAAGGTGAGTTTGATAAGAGTAAGTGGCTGGAATATCAAGAAGAAATTTTAAAATGAAGATAGAAGATGGTTTAAAATTAAAAGGTAAGTTAGTTGAGATCCCTGACACCACGCGAGATGATTTTGCTAAGTTTCTTTTCGACAATGGGTACAAAGTTGGAGCGGAGATCGGCGTTAACCAAGGGGAATACGGTGTCATCCTTTGTAAAGCAGGTCTTAAAGTTCACGGAGTAGATTGTTGGGAAAACTATCCAGGCTATAAAAGAACAGGAACATATGTTAGTCATCATGAAGATGCAGTAAGAAATCTACGCGGTTACGATTACACCATATACAAAGAATATTCCATGGACGCACTGAAACACTTTCCCGATAACTCGCTTGACTTTGTCTATATCGATTCGAACCACACCTTACCCTACGTGTGCCAAGACATCTTTGGCTGGGAGAGAAAAGTTAAGAAAGGAGGCATAATTTCGGGACATGACTATGCCAACATAGTAGGTTTTGGGGAAAGGGATGATCCTAAAGTATACGACGGTTGCCATGTGAAGTCTGCGGTCGATGCCTGTGTCGAAGTTATGCGAATCTCGAAGCTATACGTCCTAGGAGAACGCTACGGCAAAAGGGATAAGTGGCGTAGCTGGTTTTTTATCAAGCCATGACCAAAGAAATAATTTACTACACGCATCACCGGGCTAAATCTGCTATCTTAAAAGGAGTACAGAAGCAGATTCTTAAAAGTGGTTTACCGATAGTCTCATGTTCTTTACAGCCACTTGATTTTGGCACTAATATAGTTTATCCAGGAAAGCGTGGGATCATTTCCTATTTTAATCAGATTGTAAAGGCTCTCGAAACGAGTACCGCAGACTATGTGTTTTTCTGCGAACACGACGTACTTTACCATCCTTCCCACTTCGAATTCACACCCCCGAGAGATGATACGTTTTACTATAATGTAAATGTCTGGAGATGGGATTATACAGGTAAAAAGATTGTGACTTATGACCAAGTGGCTTCCGTTTCGGGTATCTGTGTCAATCGAAAACTTGCTCTAGATTTTTATAAGAATCGTTTGAAAATAATTTACAAGAACGGTTGGGATAAGATTAAAACATTTGGCAACCCTAGTTGGGCTAGAGACTTAGGTTATGAACCAGGTAGAGCCGGTAAAAGAAATAAACTAGAAAAAGCTAAATCTGAGGAATGGCGGTCTGAATACCCGATCATAGATATTAGACATACGAGATGTATGACTATCCCGCGTTGGATTCCGGAACAATTCAGAAAGAAACCTACCAACTGGCGAGAAGACATTATCGATAACATCCCAGGCTGGGAAAAACCATGGAACTTAGTATCCTAATTCCAGCCAGAAACGAAATGCTCCTCACTAGAACGATTGAGGATATTTTGAGTAACATCGAAGCAGACACGGAAGTGATCGCAGTTTTGGATGGCCAGTGGTCCGAACCACCCATTCCCCAGCACGAACGGGTCAAGGTAATCTATGTACCGGAAGCGATAGGCCAACGCGCTGCTACCAACCTAGCCTGCAAGGTAGCGGAAGGGAAGTATGTGATGAAGATTGATGCCCACTGTGCTTTCGATAAAGGTTTTGACCGCAAGATGATCGAGGCTTTTAAAGAAACAGGGGATGATGTAACTATGGTTCCCATCATGCGTAACCTACACGCTTACGACTGGAAGTGTTACAGTTGTGGTAAGAAATGGTATCAAGCCAACCGACCAGAGGTGTGTGATGTTTGCCAGAGTAATCGGATAAAAATAAAAATGGTGTGGGTCGGGAAGGAAAGTCCGCAAAGTACCTCCTACTGCTTTGATTCCACGCCCCACTTCCAATATTTCAATCAATATAAAAGCCGACCCGAGTACGCTAAAGGTAAGGAGCAAGGTTTAACCGAAAGTATGTCAGTGCAAGGTTCTTGCTTTATGCTTTCGCGGGACAAGTACTGGGAACTCGACATCTGCGACGAGAAATTAGGTAACTGGGGCAGTCAAGGTATCGAAGTTGCTTGTAAGACTTGGCTCTCCGGTGGACGAGTTCTAATCAACCATAAAACCTGGTATGCCCACCTATTTCGCACCAATGCCGTTCTGCACTTTCCGTGGCCTACTTCTGGTTCAGAGCAACAGAAGACCAGAGATAAAGTTAAAGACCTTTTATGGAATAACAAATGGCCGCAAGCGATTCATCCCGTATCCTGGTTGGTGGAGAGGTTCTGGCCAGTACATGGCTGGACAAAAGAAGCATTAGAGCAATTAAAAACATATGAAAATTAAATTCTGGTCAGATAAAAATAACAACTCTTACTCGGCCTATCCCCCGACTACATATTTAACTTTTGCTTATTGGATATATATGGTGCCTCAATATAAGCCTAAGAATGTATTAATCTTAGGTTATGCCGGGGGCACGGTGGCTGGCTTAATTAGACTTCTTTATGGCGATGTCCCCATCACAGCAGTAGATATAGAACCTTGTGAAAATAAATATGATGTTACTCTGATTCAGGCTGATGCTCGAGAATATGTAAAAACCTGCCCCGAATTTGATTGTGTCATCGTCGACATATTTTACACTGACTACGCTGAGCCCTGTGAATTTGTCGGGGATAAAGACTTTGTCAAAGACCTAACTAGAATATCTAACTACCTGATTGTAAACAGTCTGCACACCGATATGTCCGCTTATAAAGGTTTAAAGAAAGTCGGTCAGAATAAGGCAAGTGGTTGTGCCGAAGTCATTTATTATTTCCTCGTCAAAGGAGAAATCCCTAACTTACACCCATATGGCTAAATCCGCTTCACCCTCCGCATCTCCATCCGCATCTCCATCCGCATCTCTTTCACCTTCAGCTAGCCCTTCAGCTAGCCCTTCAGCTTCTATAAGCCCTTCGAGATCCCCCTCTATAAGCCCTTCTAAATCTCCAAGCGTCTCACCAAGTATCTCTCCCAGTATTTCTCCAAGCCCACCCCCAGCAATAGCAACATTTTTAGAACCAGGTGGTGATGCAACATTTAATGTAGCTTTAACGACTGCGGGAGGATTTTGGACTTCTATTTCTGGCACTCCAACTATAGCAACGGATTTTGTTAATGGAAATCATTTAAAATCTATTCAATATGCGCCATCCGCACCAAACATCGTAAGGACCGCATTTGGAACAATTAGTGATACTGGTTCTAGAATCAGTTGTTATATATATTTCGTTTCTTTCGGTAGTGCAACTGCAAATATTATAGGATTAAGGACCGGCGCAGACGCGCAATCTGTAAATATCCGAGTTACAACTGGAGGTGTGCTTCAATTATGGAATGGTGGTACTGCCCAAATAGGTATTGATGGATCTACCTTGTCAACCGGGATTTGGTACCGCATCTCTCTCGCCTACACCATCACTGACGGTACCCATAATAGATTTGAACTATTTAAAAATGGAAGTTCGGATATTTCAGTAACAAATGGGACAGTAGCAGTAGTAGGTACGTCCGCTTTAAGGATAGGAAACGGAAATTCTGACACAACATTAGATTTTCGTTCTTCCGACCACTATGTGGACAATTCCGCCTCTCTCACCGATCCAGGAAATATATGGGTTACAGCTAAACGACCAAACGCTAATGGGACTCTTGTTGAATTTACTACTCAAATAGGTGCGGCTGGTTCAGGATATGGTTCCGGCCATTCACCGCAAGTAAACGAACGGGCTTTGAGTACAACTAACGGATGGTCAGTGATCAATGCTGGCAGCATAAAAACTGAGGAATATTCTATTGAATCTACTTCTACTGGAGATATAGATATATCTAGCGCCACGATAGTGGACTTCATGGGTTGGGTAGATGCAAGTTCTGTAACAAGTGAAACAGCAAAAATTAGAGTTGCTAACGTAGATACAAATATTTCTTTAACAAGTGCTGCTACTTTATTTATGAAAGTGGCAAACTCCGGTACCTATCCTACTGGAAACACAGACATAGGAATTCTTACTGATGCAACTGTTACGACAGTCGGTCTATATGAATGTGGAATCATTGTTGCCTATATTCCGTCAGCCAGCTCCGCCTCACTATCTCCTTCAATTTCACCCTCTGCCTCGCCGAGTGCATCCCTTTCCCCATCGGTATCACCTTCAGCATCTTTGTCGCCCTCAGTCAGCCCAAGTGCCAGTTTGTCGCCCTCACTTTCACCCTCTATCTCACCTAGTATTTCACCATCTGTCAGTCCATCAGCTTCCTTTAGCCCATCCATTAGTCCTAGTCAGAGTCCCTCGGCATCGCTTTCGCCCTCCTTAAGTCCAAGTATCTCACCAAGTATTAGCCCCTCGGCCTCCCCATCAGCTTCATTGTCACCGTCCATATCTCCGAGTCAGTCGCCTTCCGCATCAATAAGCCCTAGTTTAAGTCCGTCTATTTCTCCCTCCCAAAGTCCCTCCGCGTCTTTATCACCAAGTCGCTCTCCCTCTATTAGCCCTTCAATAAGTCCTAGTATTTCTCCATCTCAGAGTCCGAGTGCCTCGTTAAGCCCATCTCTTTCACCATCCCTCTCGCCATCTTTATCCCCTAGTATTAGTCCGTCCCAGAGTCCTTCAGCCAGTTTTTCGCCCTCCTTAAGTCCTTCTCATTCCCCATCTATTTCTCCTAGCATCTCTCCGAGTCAATCTCCGAGTGCGAGTCTCTCACTGTCCGTTTCTCCTTCAATAAGCCCTTCTCAAAGTCCCAGTGCATCTTTAAGCCCAAGCATTTCACCTTCCGCCGCGCCGACCACTGATAGATTAAAATATTGGAACGGTTCGAGCTGGATATTAAAAGCCTTAAAATACTGGGACGGTAGTTCCTGGGTACAAGCATAATGGCCTCATATTTACTACAAGAAGATGGTTCTAAAATCCTCCAAGAAGACGGCAGTGGTATTTTACTGGAAGCAGTCAGTTCGGAAAGTCCTTCAATTTCACCCTCACTCTCTCCGTCGGCTTCACCTTCGGCATCTCTATCACCATCAGTTTCCCCATCTAACAGCCCCAGTGCTTCGCTATCACCCTCCATCTCACCGTCTCTCTCGCCAAGCAGCACTGGAGGCGGAGCCCTAAAATGGTGGGATGGCAATACGTGGCAATCTTGAGTTATCCCCAGGTATTTTTAATTAAAATAACAGACTTATAATATAAAATATGGCAGATAAAAAAATAACTGAGTTGACTGAACTAACTACTGCAACAACTGATGACTTACTTCCGATTGTGGATGATCCGGCTGGAACGCCCGTAACCAAAAAAATAACTATAGCCAATCTCGCAACCGCGGTCGCGCCGAAGACGCGGCTAATGACCTCAATGGGTTTTGAAACATACGTTACCGGCAACAAAGCCGAGAATAATCACTCCGGTTCCGGGTCAACGTCATATACTGGTATCGGTGGATTACAGTTTAACACCGGTACCACCGACGGTTCTCGTTCTAACATTGTCTGGGATAACACGGGGGGAGGGGGGATACCGCAAGATCTAGACTATGACGATAACTTTGAAATTCAATTCTTCATAGCAGGCGGGGCAATTCCTGCTTCTCATGAAGCCACTGTATTTTTTATTTCGGCGGTAGGCCCACCGACTGTGAAAAATGGTGCGTACAATAGTGCCCACATCGGGTTCTACGCTAACATCGCCGTAGGTGCTATCAATGTTTTCAATGCTTCGAATGCTAGCGGTTCCGCGCAAACTAAAACTGATGTGAAAGCCAGTTTAACTTGGACGAACAACACCTGGCTTAGGGCTAAGATGACTTCGGGGACAAATGTGAAATACTACATCGGCAAAACACTAGTAGCGACGCACACCACTAATTTACCTACTGGCGGATATGGGAACTTTCCCGCTAGTATCGGCGTCAAGAACGAAGCAGGTGAAGTTACAGATTGGGCACCCACCTTTGTAATTTCTCAACTTAATCTTTTATGGGACGGCGAATAATATGATTACATTTTCAATTAAAACTTGGGGTTGCGACACATGTGGCTACAAACAAGATTTTGAACCAACGCAAGAAAACATGAACGTTCACTTCCCAGGCTTAACAGCCTACCAATGTCCCAGTTGTAAATCGGCATTACTTATTAAAGTTACCAACGAAAGTGATAAGGCGGTAATGAGTCTTATTGATAGCGAAGATGACATCGTTGCTATGCGCGCGGAACAAGAACCGATAACCAAAGATGGCGTGCTTGAAAGTCCGCAGGCTATGGAAGCAAGATTAGATGCCGAATTTGAACAAGTTAAGGTTTTGTCGACTAAGGAAATCGGAGATATCCGCACCAAATACGAAGATAAATAACGTGATATACTATATAAAAGGTTCCTATGGAGATGATATGACCAAAGGCATAGTCTGCGGTACGTTCGACCTCTTGCATGCCGGGCATGTTCTCATGCTTAAAGCTTGCAAAGAACAATGCGACTGGCTGGTGGTAGGGCTGCACATCGATCCCTCCATCGAACGTCCCGGTAAGAACAAACCGGTGGAGAGCGTGGAAGAACGGGTGGTGCGCCTAGAAGGCTGTAGATACGTCGATCAGATCATTCTGTATGAGACGCAGGACGACTGCCGGACCCTCAAACAGAAACTGATGCCGGACATGGTATTCCGGGGTGCAGACCACGAAGGTCTGCCGTGCCCGGGAGACGATCTCGGGATCAAGACGATCTACATCCAGCGAGACCATGACTATGGTTCCGGTCGACTCCGAAGGAGGATATTAGACGCAGGGACGGGCTTGACTTAGGTCGGGCCCTCCACAATTAAATGAGAAAGATAGAAGCAGTATCGGTAACGAATGCAATCCTGGATCAGAAGTTAATGACGCTAACTGAAACAGTTAATGTAGGTTTTAAAGGAGTCCATGAAAGACAGGACACGACAAATGGTAAGGTAATTAAAAGTCAGGAGGATATAGTCCAGATTAAACAAGACCTCGCAGTCAAGGCAGCCACTGCCAGATTGCAAGGCACTTACGAAAAGATTCTTTGGTTAGTCATCACCACTCTAGTCGGATTGGTGACTTTTTTTTTGACGAAGTATTAATATGAATGATCCGAAGTGGCTCATCGTGCACCATACTGGTGGTACCGACGCCGACCCTCTAGCAGATAGTTCTAACCAAACAATGGAGCAGGTAGACGCTTACCATAAATCGAAAGGCTGGGACGAAATTGGTTACAATTGGTTTATCGAGAAAGCAGGAACTCTTAAGAAGGGTAGAGATGAGAGTAAGACCGGGGCCCATACGATAGGTTACAACGATAAGTCTATCGGGATATGTTTGGCTGGGAACTTTGACCTTACTCTACCTACTGACGGACAAGTTGCAACCCTAAAGAAACTTCTGAAAGAGAAAAAAGCCCAATATAAGATCGCTCTCACCAACATAGTTCCTCACCGTGCTTTTGCGCAAAAAACTTGTTATGGCAACAGGCTCTCATCGGCCTGGGCCGCTACGCTAGTCAACGAACCGGATAGTCCCATTAATCCAAAAGAGGAAATCAAGAAAAAGATAGTCACCCTACTTGACCAACTCTAATTTATGTCCTTATTGGATAAACCAGTTTTATTCAAAGACCCCGATTATAATAAAAAAATACTTCTATTCGATTTAGAAACCGCACCAAATATCGGAGCATATTTCGAACTTTATCGAGAAGGGAATATTGTTTGGAATGAAGAACATTGGTATATTCTATCCGTTGCGTATAAATGGTTAGGGGAGAAAGAAACATACGTAATTGGTTTGCCGGACTTTAAGGGATACAGGAAAGATAAATCCAACGATGGAAAACTGGTCCAAGAGTTATGGAAACTTTTTAACACCGCGGAAGTAATCATCGCTCATAATGGCGACCAATTTGATATTAAGAAAACTAACGCTCGCTTTCTATACCATCACCTCGAACCCCCTGCACCATATAAAACGATAGATACTAAAAAACTAGCTAAAAGAGATTTTAAATTTGACTCAAATAAACTAGACGACCTGGCGGACTATTTGGGTATTGGTAGAAAACTACGGACCGAAAAAGGTTTGTGGAAGGACTGTATGGAAGGGGACTTAAAAGCCTGGGAGTTCATGAAAGAGTATAACAAACAAGATGTCATCCTCCTGGAAAAGGTGTATTACAAACTGCGGGCTTGGAGTAAAACTGGCCCTAACTTGAATTTAATCTTAGGTGGCATAGAAAACTGTCCCAGGTGCCATAGTCTCCATATCCAAAAGGCGGGCATGGATTATACCGCAGTGGGGACCTACCAATCGTATCGTTGTTTAAACTGCGGCTCCAGGCCAAGAGGGGAGAGAATCAAACGGGAGACACCCATACGGTGAGTTATCCCCACCCCTTACCCTCTTGACTGGGAGGAGTACGATTTAGGGGTATTATCAATTAACATACAAATTATGGACGTAGTTCAAGTTGGAGAGCTAGTAGGAGGTATTTTAGTAGTATGTGAGGCCGTAAAAAGAGCAGGACTAAGGGCGAAGTATATACCCTTACTTTCAGCGGTACTAGGCGTAGCAGGAGCCGTATATTTCGGTGGTCCTGATCTTTTAGCTGCTGGCGCAGGGGTACTAGTAGGCCTAGGTACTACTTTAGGTTACAGGGAAGTCAAGAGCGCTCTCGTTGATTAATAAGTCCACCTAAACGGTGGCAGACTATGAAAAATACAATAGTGGGTGCGTTTGTTTTTGCACTTGCAGTTTTCTTGATACCTTCCAAGGCTCAATCTTATCTAAGCGAGCCGGAAATTGTGTTGTCGCCTAAGGAATACGCAGAGCAAATGATAACTCAGAAATGGAACTCCAATGAATGGGAGAGTTTTGACATGTTAATTTACCGGGAAAGTAAATGGAACAGCGAGGCCAAGAATTCTAATTCTTCCGCATATGGCTTGGGACAATTCCTTACTAGTACATGGGGTAGCGTGGGGTACAAAAAAACCTCTGACCCATATCTACAAATAGACGCAACAGTGGAATACGTAGCCCAGCGGTATCAAACTCCTAGTAAAGCATTACGACATCATTCAGACCATAATTGGTATTAGTTATCCACATATCTAGACGGGGAATTTGTTAGCGTCATACTTATTTAAACAAGCTCATTCAAGGGAGAATGTATGAACGAAAAGTGTGGCATCTGTGGCACTCGTATCTCAGACTGGATGGTCGCGGCGGCGAAGTGCGAGGTGGTGGATGGAAAACTCCTCCACCGCGTGTGCAAGATCGACTACGCGCTCCGCCACGGTAAGGAGTGGACGCGCTGGCCAGGTCAACAGCCAGACAAGAAAGAGGTGGCGTGATGTACTGTGTGTTCTGCGGCAAACCCGCAGACAAGAAACCACTCGTCGTGTTCGACGGGTTCCATTTCCACCCGATCGTGTGTTTACCCGCGTGGCTCAAGTGGAAGGAGGCGAATCGTGGACCGACCCTTCGCGTGGAGAATCGGGGTAACCAATGACCTATCGGTCAAGTGCCCCGACTGCGGCAACGCAGCACTCGTCACCAACACGGGTATTCGCACCCGTGACAACGCGCTCAAGCTGGAAGCAATCTGCACGCCGTGCGGACGCTACCTGTACCTGGTGGTCCCAGTCAATCCGTACGCTCTCCAGCAAAGGGGGCAGAAGGAATGTCCGACAACGCCATCGGCGGCTTGATGCTCCTGCTGTACCTCGCTCACGTCTGGTTTCTACACTGGCTCACAAGCCCTGAAAGGAGTCAGGGCAAGCGATGAAATGGCTCATCTGCGTCGTCGTGATGAGCGGCTGTGCGCTGCCGCAGAGTATCAAAGTGGCACCCACGCCCCTCAACAACCTGGGCTTCCTGTACACCCGGATGCCCACCGAGTTCGCGTTCTGTGCCTATGGCGAGGCCAACGACAAGAGCGTGAACATTCGCCGGATTGACCTGCCGTTCATCTACAAGGCGACCGAAGACTTCGTGAACTTCGAGCCATGTACCGGCCGCGATTACCTCGGTATCGGTCACTCCCACCCAGTCGGCTCCGAGTGTGTCTTCTCGGATGTCGACATCCACACGCTCCTCGAAGGTAAGGCACCCTACGGGTTCCTGATCTGCGAGGATAAGCTCGTTTGGTACAGCAAGGAGGCTGTAGCCCGTGCGATGCAAGACAAGTAGTGAATCGGTTTGCGGCTGCGGTGTCTTCGGACTTCCGCAGCCAATTTTTCCCCAGACTTATTATTTTTCATAATTTGACAGTAAAATACTAGATGCTAAATTTTGAATAGGAGGGACGATGGTTTGCCATAAGTGTGGAGTGTTGCTCGTCTTTGTGATCAAGACGGATTCCGGCGGTTTCCTGTACTGCCCGAACCCGAAGTGTCCCGTGACTGTAGTACAATCATTGTGCATGGAGGGGTGATCCTAGTGTCACCCCATTTTTTTATGCTAAAATATATTTACTATGCTAGAACACTTACCAAAAGTGGCCCTCTTGACATACGGAAAATTCCGCGTAGTATGCCGTCTCATAGCCATCCAATTAAATAAGCCCGTTGTCTTCGAAGGAAGAGTGTTACCAATGGGGCCCAGACTTGGTATAATTAGTCTGACGCTTGTTGTAGAACGAGTGTCCAAAGGGTCCACGGTAACACGCGGGCCTTTTGTTATGATATTTTTCAAAATTAAAACTAAATTACAGTATCAGATAGAGGAATATATCTCCTATAAAGAGAAGTTTTCATATTGGAGTGCTCTGGAACACAAGAAAGTTCTTAATGACTTTGTTTCAAGATTTAACTACACCAACATCTCTCAAATCATAATAGGGGATATACAGGAGGTGTACAATGACATTAGGATAAATGCCACCCCTTACACTGCAAAGAAGTTCATGCAGGCTATGCGCGGATTCTTCCGCTACTTTCACGCTAATAAGGTAGAGTGCCTTAATCCAAGACTGCTGGAAGATGGGGGAGTTATTAACTTGACAGATGTTGGTAATTCAGTTATAATTCCCATGATGAAAAGGCAAAAACCCGGCAAACGCGTAAACGAAGAGTTGGTAAGAAAGGTAAAGTTCTTAAAAGACCAAGGAAATCTCAGTTTTAGGCAGATTGCTAAGGCTCTCAGAAAGGACGTCAAAAACGTATACACCTGGTATAGCTGCTACCCGTTGGTTAAATAGTTATCCACAGCTAGGGGCTGGACAAGGGTGTTGGTAATTTAATATAATCTAAGTACTAGCTCCTTGGAAAGGGAAGTCAAGAAATCGGTTATCGTAAAAGTTTCCAATATATGATGGGTTCAGCCTATAAGGCTGGCCCACAACATATATTCCCTGACTGGTAAATAGTATTACCAACGTTGGGTGGAAATGAGAAATACCATTTTACGATAACGGCGGAATGGTGTTTTTCATTTCTTTTTCTCTTACCAACAGTCTAGTTGGTCGAAACAGTTGCTGGTTGGAAACTGGTGAGAATCAATTTATATTGACGCAAATGTTTTGAGGATGACTTGGCTCCGGCTGGCTCACTCCTTAGCAAGCATTGAAGAAACCTCTCACCGGCTCCTAGCCAGTAACGCATTAAAAACCTTTAGGTTCTTTGTCCGCAATATCTAGTTTCCCCCTAAGGGTTCTAGGTAAGGCGGACTAAGCAAGTATATGGCAAAAATGAAAAGTGAATTGATAGATGGGGAAATAATCGATACCTACAAACTGCACATCTATCACCAGAGTTATCACAGTGATTGCAGTGAGTGTTATAAGGAAGACCGACTCATGGCAGCATATCGGCTGATAAATCGAGAACGGTTGGCGAACGATTTCTCTTTCGAGAATGTAACTAAAATGGTAGGGAATATTAACAAAAATTTATACGGAATTGATCCTTATGAAAACAATAACTAATGAGATATTGAATTGGATCGGAATAGGAATAATAGTCGCATTAGCAACACTAGCAGTATATATACACTAATGAAAAAAATAACAATGTTTGTAGTCGGAATAGTAATAGGCGGAGTACTGGCACTTATATGATCTATAAAGTACTTTGGGTAGAAAATAAAACAACCAAGCTGGGCAAGCCGATGAAGAAACTCTCCATCGAGGACCCCTTTGGTAAGAAGACTGATGTAAACATATTCTCCTTCTTCCCGCACTTCGCGGACATCGCCCCGGGGCATACTGTCGATGGGGAATTAGAACAGAATGGGCTTTTTTGGAACTTGAAATCAAATGAGGTGGCAGACAAGCCTAAGCCAAGTTTCAATAACTCCCGGGCTACTATCGAGAAATCGGTGGAAAAAGCTCAAGAGAGAACTGAGAAAGGGATAGAAAAGACAATGGATCGGAAGGAAGAGAGTATCAAGTTAGCCTCGGCGCAAAGAGATGCGGTGTTGGTAGCGACGACTCTAATGAAAGATAGAATTGCAAGAGGATTAGACTTAACAGAATCTATGACGCAAGAAGAGATAGTTAAATGGCGCAACTGGTTCTTGAATGATAAAGACTTTAATAGTCCACCACCGTTTTAGCTCGTTCGTCCAATGATGACGTTAAACTCAAGAGAATTATCCCAGCAAAGTTGGATAGATTGGGCCAACCAGTTCTCTAAATTGATAATCGAATATCATAGGAGCAATAGGCGCATCTCCTGAATAACTTGGGCCTACAAATTTAAGTACAGATTCAAAGTGCTGGCAATGTCGCCGACTGACAACCAGCGACCCCATCTGTACTGAAATTAACTTGTGTTTGCTTTTTTCATTAGATGGTGAGTTAAAGCAAGCAAATGATTTCGTATAGAGTTGGGGGATGTAAAGTCGGGAGTCTAACTTAGTAATGTTAAATCTATACTAAATGGATATAGAAAAAGGTTTTTTAGAGAGATTTAAAATAAAAAAACCCGCTAAGAATGAAGAGCGTAAAAGACTTATCCAAGAATTATCAGACACAACCGGTTGGAACAAGAAATCAATTTACTTCAGTACTGTAGGTTTCCCAACATCCCCTAAACGACTGTAAACACTATTCCAACCCCAAAATGAGAAACAAGATGTTTAAAGAGTTTATAGATAAAACCAAGATATGAGCGAACAAAGCCTGCGCGAACGTATAACTCAATACTTTGCTAAGAGACCCGAGTTATGGATTAACGGTAGAGACATCGAAGAGCTGGCTATGCATGCAGGTTACAAGGCATCCAACGCTTCTAGGAGGCTAAGAGAGTTACATGAAGAGCGCTACCTAGAGCGGGATGAACGTAAAGGTCGAAAGGTTAGAAGTGTCTGGTATAAGTGGCAGAGTTACGCATGAAGACCCCGCATCAAATTGCCGAAGAGCGGGTAGGTATGGCTGAGGAGTATTCCCGCTACACAGGTATCTTCGCAGATTTGATACGAAAACGAGCGGAACACTTTAGGCAAGCCAGAGAAAATTACAAGAGCGATACAGCAACGGAACGGGCGTGGGAGAGGACCGATGAGGGAATATTGATGACTACGATCAAGTTAAAACTCAAAAGTATTGAGAAGAAAATGTCTGCCAGTAACACAATGCTGAGATTACTAGAAAATGAAAGTAAAAATCTGTACTAATGAAACGCAGCCGTTTAAAAAAGAAGTCTAAGCAGAGTATTAGTAAAATTCAACGAGCTATATGGCAAGAATGCAAAAGAATAATAAGAGCGAAGTATGGGAATACATGCTATACCTGCGGGGCTCGGCAGTTGATTGCTATAAATTGGCACACCGGACATCTAATATCAAAGGCGTCACTTGGAGCGTATCTCAAGTACGACCTGAGGCTCCTTCGGCCGCAATGTTACTCTTGCAATATCAACAAGGGTGGGATGGGAGCCATTTTCATAGAAAACATGCGAAAAATCGAAGGCAACGAGTACGTAAATCAAATCCTGACCGATCGAAGTAAAACTGTCAAAGCCTATGATCATTACATTAATTTATTACAGGAGTACAAGAAGTTATGAAACCAACTAAACGAATATCATTAAAAGAATATGGCGGCTGGGGTCAAGATGCCAGAGAGATACTAGAGCGCCATGTCCAGAAAGAAATGATTCACGAATGGGCTAGCCGATCAGCCGAACCTTTACCTAAGTATCAAGAAATAAAGGTCGAAAAAAATAAATTAGGCTGGCTGAATTTCTTTAGACAAGTATTACCTTAAAGCTTGCATTAAGTATCATAAAGAGTTTGCTAACTACTAATTCCCATGCCAACAAATAACGAGAAGATAAATGAATATATAAATGAGTTTTCAAGACTATACTTTTCCCCAATGGACGGAATATACGCAGGTGACTTACAACACGATAGAATAAAATCTTTCCTCCGCTCCACCCTCTCCTCCCACGCCGCCTTTATAGAAGGGGAAGTGAAGCAGAAGATAAATAAAGCGTTTGCGGAATTTCTTTTAATGCATTGGAATGGCGAAGCTGAAGTTTACGAAGAGATTGCACGACTTGAAGATTTCCTCCTATTACTCCTCGCTAACCCTAAAACAGATGAAACCAAGTGAAAGAATAAAACAAATAGAAGATACGATAGTGGCGAATTTAACAGGAACATATAGCGATAATATTCTTCACGAAATTCAGAATCGGGCTATAACCCTTTACCTCGACGAAGAATACTTAAAAGCTAACCTTAAAGAGAAAAATGTATAACATAATTTGGTGGGTACTGCTAAAACTAAACGTGAGAGGCAAATGGGCGGGCGATTGGTTTATGCGATGGCACCGTAAGGAAGTACAGAAGATAATAGATAGGATGGACTTAGATACAGGCGATATTAGAATAGTAACTGTTAAAAAGGAACCACAATGAGGGAAGAAAAACAACTCATAGAATGGATAGAGGAAATGTACGACAAATATAAAGCCGTTCTTTTTATTGAAAAATATCACCTTAAAATAGAAAAGGATTTGGATAAAGATAGATATTTAGCTTCACAATTCAATTACCCATACCTAGATGCAAAGATTTTATATAGTGAAAAATACCTAAACGACTGGCAAAAAAATAAGTTAGATGCCGAGCGTAGATTGATTCACGAATTTACCCATATAGTTACAGACCAGTTTTATAGCGTAGTAATAAATTGGCCGACAAAACAAGCAATAGAAGATGCCAGGGAAAGATTAACCGACCATATCGCTCAAATAATAAATAAACATTATACCCAAAATTCAAAATGAATAGATTAACTAAAATTAAAGGAGAATGAGAAAAAAAGAACGCATCCAACCAATAATAACAAGGCTATGGAATGTTTGGAACGAACATCCACATCTGCGCTTAGCTCAATTAATCGGCAACGTATTTAGAGATGACCCTTACCATGTAGAAGATGAGGAGTTTATTACTAAAATCGAACAATATTATGGTAAAGAATAATAAATTAAAGGAGTTCTGGCATAATATTCAATGGTTTCCTTTAAGCGTGGCCCTAGCGTTCCTCCTAGTACCTTGGTTTATATGGAACTTCTGGGTCGGCCTCGCTTGCGTTTCCTTCTTTTGTTTTGTGGACGCTATTGCCGCATGAATATCTGGGATATACCACATAGTGATAAGCGAGAGAGGTGTAGGGTGTGTTTGAAGGTACTCAAGAACCCTAATTTTAATAGTTTAACAAGGTCGAAGTTATTAAGGTTCACTGAAGTTTGTAGGGTGTGTTATTATCGAACTATATTAAATGAGGACAAAAGTAAAAAAACTGAACCCAAGCAGTAAGATAGTGAAGTATGCCTTGGCTGTGCACCAGGGTAAGACTAAAAAGGAGGCGCAGATTGTGGCTGGGTATAAAGGTGTGCAACATGTTACTCAAATAGAGCGCTCTAAGACCTACCAGGCTATCCAGAGTGTATTCAAGGACGAGTTCACGGCCAAGATGAAGATCAGCGAACTAGCTGATTATTTGATCGACAACATTAAGCAAGAAGGGCAGGATAGACCTGACCGTAATGCCAGAAATGCAGCTATCAAGATTGCCTTGGACAAGATTGAGCCTGATAATAGGCCAATGGAGAGCGAGGAGAAAGTGTTGGTGGTGATCGCTAATCCGAGTAAGTAATACGGAGTTCCTCATTGTCTCGTTTATTCTGCCAGCGTACTGATATAGCATGTAGGGATATCTCTCGCATGCGTTCTTTAGTCAACCTCTTAGATCGTGCTATGCCACCTAAATGACCCATTGCAACAGCATGTGGGTTTTTCTCTCGTTTTAAATCAGTTTTAAGGCCATCAGAATCCATTAAGATGAAGTATATATCATCCGTAACGCTAAGTAAGGGTGTTAACAAATAGAGGAAAGGAGTTATCCCCAGGTATTTACTTGTGGACAGGACGTAGGAGAATAAAGAGGTAAAATTTAAAAGCGCGGTGAAACTCGCCGTTCCTATCGTCCAGTCAAGGCTGGAGTAAAGGGCAAACAACTGACACCAAACAGGACAATGCTTTTAAAACATAACGCCTTTAGTAATATCCTATCAATAGGAGTTCAAGCCGTGAGGCGTAGTGAATTAGTTCTTAAGAGTTATACTACAACGGAGTATATTTTATATACGGAGTTAAACACTACCACATACACACGAGAATATTAGTAATCTAATATCGAGTGTGATTATTTACGATTGTTTAAATACCCTTACACCACAAGGCGTAAGTGGTGTCTACAATGTAGATTGTGCGACACGGGGGGAGGGTGGTCTAGTCGAGAATAGTGGTGAATTGTTGATATAACCCATCTACACATACTATAAATATGAACACCATATGAAAGAGAATAAGTCAAGGGGAGAGTACTGTCTGAATTTAAATAACATATGAGTCAATATAAAAGTGAATGGGTTAAGTTGGGGGAGGAACTTCTGTCTGGGAAGAAAATTCAGGAGATCACACTCAACCGGAAGCTGTACAAGTTTAACCCTATTCAGAGTGAGTTCATTTCTGACCTTAAGAGTGACTATTGTTTGAACGCTGGAGGGTTCGGTTCGGGTAAGTCTCTGGCACTTTATATAAAACTAATCTTGTTTGTAAAATGTTTCCCAGGAAACAGGATTCTATTAGGACGTAAGACTTTAAGTGATATTGATCGGGCGGTGTTGCCGGAGTTGTTTGACCTTATGCCACCGGGTTGGTACGAACACCGGGTCAAGGATGGGTTGATCAACTTCAATAACGGAAGCCAGATCATTCTTTTTGGCCTGGATGCGATGCAAAGTGGCGGGGTGGCGGACATAAAGAAGGCGCAACAGAAGTTGAAGAGTCTCAACCTGGGAGCTTATTTCATCGATCAGTTGGAAGAAGTAGAATATGCCGTCATTGAGGTGTTGAATTCTCGTCTTAGGAGGAATGATGTACCTATGCGGCAAGGGAATTCTACCTGTAACCCGGCGAACTTCTGGGCGTATGATCAATTTGTGGCCAACCCGTTACCGGGGCATAAGCTCTATCAGTCTTCCATGTACGACAACGCGGCTAACTTACCGGAAGATTATCTTCGGAAGCAGGAAGCGATGGGAGAAGATTACGTGCGCCGGTTCGTGAAGGGAGAGTGGACGACCGATGTCCTCTTGAAGGGATCCGTCTTTGCTAAGGAACACATTAAGGAGTTGGAAATGCATTGTAAGCCCCCGCTCAAGATCGAAGAAGGCTGTGAAATTTACGAAGAACCGCGGAATACAGAATATCGCATGGGCGTGGACCCTTCCGAGGGCATTGTTGACCCGAGTTCCATCTCGGTTGTATCCTTTGACGGCAAGAAAGTAGCAAAGTTTAACGGCAAAGTCCCAATCATGGCCCTTTCGGACAAAGTGAAGTTCCTATATTACAAGTATCGCAAACCTTTGATCGTGCCAGAGAGTAACGCCGCCGGGGCAGCCCTAATACGAGAGATCCGCGACCTGAAAGTTTACCGTAGGAAGCAACTGGACTACAAGGAAGACAAAGAAACCGAAAAATTAGGCTTTCGGATGAGTTGGGAAACTAAACAACAACTCATTCAACATTTCCAGAAATTACTTAGACAACGCAAGCCTAGGATATATGACCGGAAAACAATTGAAGAAATGAAGACTTTCCTATGGAACGATGATGCAGTCCAGCAAGGGGCAGGCGCTGCGAGAGGTTTCCATGACGATGACGTGATGTCTACCTTATTAGCGTATTGGGAATTTGATCCGATCAAAATAGTCCAAATCCAAGCAGCTAAAGCTATGCCTAAAATGGTGCGTAGATTTCAATACAATTAAGTGGTATAGTGAACATATGCCCCAAAAGGGCTGATAAATATAGAACCTTGCGCCAAAACCACCGCTTTCGGTGTGGGTCTACTCGCAAGGTTCACCCACCCAGAGCGGTGTTTTTATGAGAAATATATATTGGTTTTGTATAGGAGGAATCACTGGTTTCGTATTAGGAACCACTTCTATTTTCATATTGCTTAATTAACGGTTAACGAAAGTTATCCTAGCGGATAACAGAAGTTATCCACAGGGTCTTGACAAGAAAATTGCCATGGTATATTTCGGGCATGCCAAAAGTTAAAAAAAAAGATTCAGGAAAAAATACTGAAGGCGAAGCTACGGTTGAAACGGCTACGACTTCGAGTGCAAAAAATGAAGTCTTCGTAAGCGAACCGACTTCCTCGTTTGACCCCACATTACCAGAGTCTAAGCAACGCTGGTTGCGGAAATAGTATGTGGCAAAAAATATTTGGCTACACAACTCAAAAATATCAAACCCCTAAAGCCCCTAAAGTGGCAGCTGGGCCGAAGGTCACGATGAAACCGTTTAAACCTACTTCATACAAAGGCTATCAGTGGGGCCGAGGTACAGGGAAATAATGCAATACCTAAAAGAAATAAATAAGGAGATCGAAGATTTTCAGAGCAAAAGAATCGAGGTAGTTCCGGGTCTTTTTTTTAATCAATTTGAAACCATCAAGACTGTTTTTTTCTACCACAACTCTCAGTTTACCTCCGGTGCGACAGACATTGACGGTGACCGCAAATATTTCTATAACATTGTCCGAAACCCCTGCAAGATTTTTACTAAAGCAATTGATTTTGACACAAAAAATATTCGTCTCTTAACGACGGGCGGGGGTGACCCAACTAAAACCTGGTTCATGGAGCGCGATCTTAAGTTCTGGATGCGCGACAAACAATTCGGTAAAGTACTCAATCGTATCTTTCGAGAGCTTCCTATCTATGGTTCGGTGGTTCTTAAGATTGTAAACGGTTTTCCATACTTCGTTGACTTGCGTAACTTTGTCGTGGAACAAGGCGCAGATACCTTGGCAGATACGAACTTTATTACTGAAATTCACAACTATACGGTGGGCGAGTTCCGTAAGGCGGCCAAGGAGATGAAATGGGATAAGACCAAAGTAGACGAAACAATCAAGCTTTTCCGCCAAATGAAAAAGGCTTCCCATATCCGCGTGTACGAGCGTTATGGTGACTTAGAAACTCCGGTTGATTCTGGGGAATATTCCTACCGCCGGGTGTTCTGGGCCGATGTGGGAGAAGATGAGTACGACAATTATGGCAGAATGATGGCCCAGCATAATGGCGTAGAACTTGGCAACGAGGAATGGGGAGAACATCCTTACTGGGAATTTCATAAGGATAAAATTCCAGGCCGCTGGCTGGGGGTGGGCGTAGTAGAAGAACTCTTTGAACCACAGATTAAACAAAATGAAATCGCTAACCTGCAAAGTAAGAGTGCCGCTTGGAAGGCGATGGTTGTCTTCCAAACTCGCGATCCAGGCTTTAACCGCAACCTAAAGACTGGTGTCCAAAATGGAGAAGTACTTAATATTGATTCGGAAGTCACCCAAGTGAATATTCAAGATCAAAATCTAGCTTTCTTTAATGAAGAAACTCAGAAGTGGATGCGCAACCGGGACGAGTTGACTTTCTCCTATGACGCGGTGCAAGGGGAACGCAGTCCCGCTGGTACACCCCTCGGTTCCACCCAAATATCGATATCACAAACGCTATCATACTTTGAAGGCATTCAAGAAGAAGTAGCTATGGATATTAAAGAAATGTTATATGCCGTGATCATTCCTCAATTTGAAAAAGAAAATACGACGGAACACACCCTGCGGTTAGTCGGCCAAGACCTAAATGCTTTTGTCGAGATGGTTAAAAATGAAATGGTTTTGAAGGAAATTATTCGCCAAGCTACTTTGGGAAATTTCCCATCCACTGAGCAAAAGGATTTAATCTCCGTCGCAGTGGAAGAAAGTATCAAACAAGGCAAGGAAAGACTCGTGACGATACCGAAAGGATTTTATAAAGATATTAAATATGATGTCGACATCGATATCACTGGCGAGAGTATTGATACCAGAGTACGCTCCGCTACGATGTTCGCAGTGCTCCAAGCTATTACCGCTGACCCAATGATGACCACTGACCCAGTCAAAAAGAAATTCCTCTACAAGATTTGTGAAGATGGGGGAATTAACCCGAATGAACTTTTCGACACTACTACTAAGAGTGAGGACACTATGGCCGCACGAGCAAATGTGGCAGTAGGTTCGGGGGGAGGAGTTTCGGCACCAGTTAAATCGCCATTACAACTAGGCCAGCAAACGACTACGGTATGACGGAGCAAGAGATTGCAGTCCTAAAAG